GAAGAGCTTCTACAGCCCTACAAGTCGGACAGTCGTCAGCCATCTCCCCACATCACTGTTGGGAGATCGCTAGGGCGACTGCGTTTGCCTTGCTCATTGCTTCTGTGCTGCACTCAAGAATTACCGTTACGTAACCATCTACTTCAAATTCTGATCCCATGAATCCACCTAGGAAGAGGGATGGGACTGCTACGACTTGACCTGCCGTGAAGTCTTGGGGCATTAGAGTTTGGTCAAATGACTGGGAGGGGCTGTTAGTTGAGGAGTCTGGATTCCTTAGCCCTGCGTGACCTCCCAAAAGGAAAGAATCATCATTTGCAAGAATTGTTGCGGTTTGGCTACTGGTTGTGATCTGCCACACCAATTCTCCAGCCTTGTCCCCTGTCATGTCGGGAATTGCCCCTAGGGAATCTTGGAAGTACATATGTGCTCCATGGATTCGGAGCACTTCTGGCTTGGAAGAACCGAGGTTCGTATAGGAACCTAAATCAATTTCCTCCTGATTGTAGGTGTCTCCTGAGTTCGATAGTTTGACTTGGGCTCTGATTAAGAAAGTATTCTTTGCCATAATCCACGCTGTAAAGAATCTCGCTAATAAATTTACAGTTTCCCCCTGAGGGGGGGATCTCCCCCCCCCGAATGGGGGCTATCTTCTTAGTCCTCGGACTCTGGAGTGAAGTTACTCTTCCTAGCCGGCAGGCTACCTCGAGACTAGGAATAGGTAGGCCGGAGCGACCGCCTGCGGCGGATCGCACCTACCTACCTAGAGTAATATTAGGGATATGTCTATTAATAATGCCTTCCCTGGGAAGAATATGGGAAAAAGTGAAAGTGAAATAAAAATGAATGACATAAATGACAGATTGGCAGATCTAGCAAGCGATATAAACACGATTTTGTATGCTATCAAGTCAATAACAGCACTAGAGAAGCGCGTAATCCGCATGGAAAGGGCATTTGACGCTCTAGGAAGGCGTCTCGAAGGCTCTGAGAGGCACGTTGAGGACGAGGGGTGGTTCGATTGAGCGGAAGAAGGAAGGTTGAGGGAAGCGGACTGGTCGATATCGGGGCGATAGCCGACGTATTAGGCGACATTGATGAGGATCTAACGTATTGCCTACTCAACAACAGAGCTCCTTCGGCCAAATTGGTTCTCGAGGTTCAGGATCTCCGAAGTGATGTGCTTAGAATGCTCAAGGAGTTGAAGAAATGACTGAGAAGTACATCTTCTGTCCTGCATGCAATACCTTGACCATCCATAATCGATGCACAGGAGAAGTCGTCGGATGGCTATGTGAGGCTTGCAACCCCCCCTTGGAGGACTATTGATGGGCAAAGTTACCCGTAGTTATGCCTTAGACCCCGGTGTTGCGGCATGGATGGACAAGCAACCGGACGGTAGAGGGAAGACTAGGTCGAGATCCATGATGGTCTCTGAGGCCATATTCTACTATTGGATGCACGAAGCCGACACGATTGCTACTCAGATTCGAAATCTTAGAGAAGTGAACAAAGTCTACCTTGAGGAGTTGCGTGTGTTACGCTCGAAGAGATCACTATGGACTCGAATCAAGGCTAGATTAGGGCGTCAGCACCCACAGCAGAAGTAGCAACGAGCATAGCCAGTACACAGTACTTCGCCAAATCCAGTAGTTTCGATACCGCTTCCGCTTCCCTGGGGCCAAGATCGTCCTCGGTCATGCGGATGGCCCACTCTGTGATTGGTTTCGGACCATGTTACCCGCACCATCCCAAGCAGTGAACTCGTACTTTTCAAGAATGATCTGATAATTGATTAGTCTGTTGTCATTGGTTGCATAAACATCCAAATACAAATCTTCGAGAATGATTGAATCAGGGCGTACTGTAAATTCGTTAGTAGTGTTAGTAGTGGGTGCTAGGTACTGTGCCCATGCAACTTGCTCTACGTCTGCCCAATCGGTTAATGCTGAGACAGACCTTTCTGTCGTTGAAAGCACTCCCATGCACTCATAAGATGCAGTCATGGCATAATCTACTATTTTGAAACTCTTAATTTTGTAGCCCGTGGTAAATTTACCATCAAAGAGATTGAACCTCTTCTTTGTGTTACCCGGTAATTGGCCCATCAGTACTAAATCTCCATCTCTCTTTCTCTTCATTTCTTACTCATCTCCTTCTTCACGCATTTGTGAGCCGCTTTCATTATTGTCTGCATAGACTTACCCTTCTTGAAATCCCCATTCTTCTTGGTTGCCTTAGCTCTTTCATCCTTAAGGTGCTTGGACAATTTTCTACTGTATTCTGATAGTTTTCTTACTCTCCTAGTTTTTGCTCCAGTACTTAGACTTCTTCTGATCGCCTTGTCTGCGGCTCTGGTAGCCTTTGAACGGGCTATTCTTCTAGCAACCGGCTTGGGTACCCTGCGCGACCCTATCAGAAGAGCTTCTACAGCCCTACAAGTCGGACAGTCGTCAGCCATCTCCCCACATCACTGTTGGGAGATCGCTAGGGCGACTGCGTTTGCCTTGCTCATTGCTTCTGTGCTGCACTCAAGAATTACCGT